GCAATTCACGGATCAAGCTGTCACAATAAGGACAAATCACAATTACCACACTCCTTTTACTTCATTATACCCTCTCCTTTCCCCCTTTGCAAGCATGTTTCGCTCCCCTGAAACAGGACACTTTGAAACCACCGAAACTTTTCTGTAACTTCAAACCATCCTGCCATTATAAAAATAAGGGAGGGGCACTGCCCCTCCCCCATCCTTAAACCTCTGCGAAGGTCTTGGTATTCACATCAAATGTACCCTTGACCTTGTTGCCGGTGTAGTGCAGCGTAAAGGGGATCTGATAGCCGGTAGTGTCGCCGCCGTAGCTGGTGACCTCAATATAAACCTCCTCACGGCTGGCAGGATATTTGCCGTTCTCCGCAGTTTCCCACAGCTTGACCTCCACCACATCGGCCTTCAGTTCGTCCAGCACCCGGTTGTTGTCGATGATGTCCTGCAGACGCGCAAACAGGGCGCTGCCTGCCTCTGCATAGTAGGGCTCCACCGTGCCGGTCTTTTCATAGCTGGAGATTAGAATGGAAGTCTCACCCAGAATATTCTTCTTGGTGTCCACCTGGGCGGACAGCTCGGGGCTGAATTCCTCCAGATCCTTGCCCAGCCGCTCATACTGGGCTGCAGTTTCACCGATCTTGGCGGTGTTGATGTAGTGTGCCAGATACTTTCTTTCAATTTTTGCCATTATAAAGTCCTCCGTTAATAATATTTGATAAATTCCGCTGTCAGCGTCACCACATAGATTCCTGTACCTGTTTGTGACGCCTCTTTTAATTTGCCTTTTTCTGCCCGCAGACGTTCCTGCTTCGGCTCATCGCCGAAGTGGGGTGCCAGTCCTGCGGTGCTCTGACTTTGCACCCATTTTTGAAATTCCAGCAGCCACAGGGCATTGGCTTCGTTGTCCTCCTGCTTTGCCGCCACCCGGTAAAGGGCAAAGTGATAGCGGTTTTTCACCGTGATGCCGCCCAGCACATCCTCCCGGCGGGAGACCTCCTCCAATCCGGCGGGATACAGTCCCAAATTCCCGGGCAAAGCATCCGTATAGTCGATATGCAGCTGCGCCTCATCCCATTTGGGATAGGTCACCAGCCATTGCCTCAGCTTTTCCAGATCTGTCATAGCCCCTCCTTACTTTCTGCCTGCCTCTATGTGGCACAGCTTTCCTGCAAAATAGCAGGGCAGCACATAGGCAACCTCCGAAAGGCCGGGTACTGCCGCAGGAATAAAGGCTGCCCAGCCCTGTGCATCGATTTCCGGCCCGATGCCGTCATAGATCCGGTCACCAATAAATACCCGCTGGACATCCCCCGGCATGATCAGCAGAAATTTCGTTTCCTTCCGGCAGCCGTCCTCATCCACCGTCTGCTCCTGCTGCCATGTGTAATAGCAGCCGTAAACAACTTCCCGGGCAATGCCATCCTCCGTTTTTCGGTATACGGTCACCATCCGGTCGCACATACCGTACTCCATCAGCCCACCCCCCGGGAAAAGGGCAGAAAGACCGATGCTCTGCGGTACAGTTCCCGCAGTAGTGTTTTATCAGCAGTTTCTCCGTTTTCATACCGCACGGAAACATTGCCCACACTCTGAGCTGTTACACCGTTTTGCCGTTTTGCACCGGCATAGATGGATTCCGCCATGGCGCAAACGGCCATTTTCTTTGCTTCTTCCGTGTATGCTCCCACCCGGTAGATCCGCAGAAACCGCTCCAGTACCGCCGCTGCCCGGACGGCTGCGCCGGAAAAATCCTTTTCCGGCACAGCACTGCCCATAAACGTTTTTACATAGAAATCATAATCTGCCATACTTAGGCACCGATGGCGATATCCTTCAGAACAGCCGCCTTCAGGGTGTTCTTCAGAGCCACACCGGCAACCAGCTCCACCTCGCCGGTCTTGACTGCGCCGGGAGCGTTCATGTCGGGCATATAGCTGACGATCACGCCGTCACCCATGGGAGAAATGCCGTGGAAACCGTCCAGGCCCATGCAGACTGCATAAATGGAGGTCTTGCCGTCCTCGGTAGCCACCACATCCCGGGAGACAGAGCCGTCAAAGAACTGACCCATATCCACCAGAGGAATACCGGCGTAGGTCTCCACAGTACGGCCGAAATCGTCCTGACTACGCTCGTAGTAACCTGCACGGCGGGCAATGGCACGCAGCTTCACCAGCATGGCCCGGTTCATCAGCAGCAGGCTGGGCGCGCCGTCCAGAGTGCTGATAAAGCTGTCCATTTCATCCAGAAATGCGTTGTAGTTGGAGTCCAGATCCTGAGAATTCTGCAGGCTTACCTTGCTGACCAGCTCATTGGCAGTACCGGAGAGCATCTTCTTCAGACCGTCAAAGTTGCCGTTTTCCACATCGCCGTTGATGACCAGATCGTGGAAATAGTTTGCGGTGGCCTTGATCTTCTGCTCTGCCTGAAACGCCAGCTCATCGGCAGCACCGGCAGTGTTCTGCAGCACACGGTCCACCTGGAAAGAGCCGCCCATGATGATGGCGTTGGTGGTCTTCTTTTCCTTCTTAGCTTCACCGGGGGTATACTCCGCACCCACGGTACGTACCGCTGCGGTAGCGGGAGACTTCAGCTGAATGTAGCCGTAAGTCAGGGTGCTGCCGCCGGTACCGGGAGAGATCACGTTGTCAAAAGTCATCTGATCCAGCAGCAGGGAGCTGCGCCGGAACATATCCACGATCTGCTGATCTACCTTGTCGGCCATGCCGACCTTTGCTTCTGCTAATGTAATTGCCATAATTTTTACTTCCTTTCAAATTTTTCTCGTAATGCGCCTGCCAATGTGGCAGGACCTTTGTTTTCTTCGCCCGTCCGGGCTCCTGTGCCCCTTGCGTAAGGGGGCTGGGGCTGTTCCTCATCAAAGAGATAGCCGCAGTCATTTTTCAGATTCTGCAGCGCTTCTGTGATGGTGTCCTGCTGATTTTCGCAGCTTCTCAGCGCATCCATATCCAGCAGCGCAGTGATCGCCTTGGCGTTGCGGCCTTTCATCTGACCGATCGCCTCCTTCAGCGCACCCTGGAACGTCATATCCGCCAGTTCCTTCTGATGCTGCTCCACCGCTTGGTTGTATTTCTCCTGCCAGAGCTTGGACGCCTGAATGTCACGACCGTTTTCCTCCATGATCGCATCGATCACTTCCTTGGGTAAATTCTGGTCGTTGACCTTCAGATTCTGCAAAAATTCCCGTTTCATATCTTCTCCTTTCTTCCGCTACGCTTTGTTAACGGGGTTCGCTCCCCCTGCGGCTGGCCTGTTTTACGCCCGACCACGGCAAAATTTCTAATGTATTCTCTTGTGCACCCTCATCGGTTTTCAAAGAAAAACTATCCGTTTCCCTGTTCTTGACAGGCAAACATGTACTTAAGAGCACCGCACTGCTTACAACCGAACATGCATGGTGCACTAACGAAAGTGCGCGCCGGGAGGGGTCTTGGGGAGGGTGGCTTGCCTTGCGGGAGCAAGGCACTCAACGCCTCCCCAAGTCGGTTCTTTGGTTCCTTTCTTGATGACGCAAGAAAGGAACGCCCCCGGCAGGGACCGGAAGTAATTGCTTCCTAAGCCCTTAAAACAACGAAGACCATTTTAATGCCAGCAAACACATGGCTTTTTACGGCATGTACTTTTTCCGCACTGCCGCCAGTTCTTCCTCCGTATCCGCAGGCATACCAAACCGCCATGCCAATGCGATCTCCGGCTTTAATAGCCCCGCCGCCACCATGTCCTTATAGTCCTCCCAGGTTTTATCTTCGTCGTGCAGGATACCGTTGCCCCAGTCGATGCTGATATCCGTATTACCCATCCGGGGCAGCCGGTAAAGCGCCGAAAGCTTATTGCACAGCTCTACCGTCTGCTGCACGGCAGCCTCCCACATAAGCTGGAAATCAATGACCGTCAGATTAAAGTCTCCTGCGCTGGAGGTAATTTCCGTGGCAGTTCTCTCCTCCACGTTGGCATCGGACAGCATACCCCGTTTCAGGCCCACAATGCTCTCCACATTGCGCAAATATTCCTGCTTCCGGGCAAGGAAGGACTGCTCCCGCAGCTGGGGCGAATACACCGTCATGCCCACCTGCTCCGGGTCCTCATCCAGACCCACAAACAGATGCTCCTGCAAGCCGTTCTGCCCCAGCATATCCGCCGATACGATCACCCGGCTTTCTCCCCGGCTGAACTCCCCGTTTAACTGGGCTTCGTTGCGGTCAATGTTGCGGATCAGTCCCGCGGCAGCCGCGTAAACAGCCACACCCTCATCAGTGCCGTCCACGCAGTTGACCATAGGCGTTTTCAGCCGCACCAAGCCCACAGACCCCAATGCAACGGGATACCGGTGTTTTTCCGGCAGATGGACATAGGCCGGATGGTTGTGCAGGGGGATCTGTGTACCCAGCGACTGATTGGTCAGCGACCGGTACAGCCGGTTTTCAATCGTCAAAAACCCCTGCTCATCCACAGCTCTGCGTTCCAGAAGGGTGTAGTAGTACTTTCCTTGGGTGCTTTTTTCCACCATGCCCATGTCCGTAGGCTCACCGTCCGGATTTCTGCCGAAGATCAGCACATTGTTTCTTGGCACCGTCATAAAAGTAAATCCCTCTGCCCCGGGGCAGGGCTTCAGGTAACACTCGCCGCCGATCAGCGCCAGCTGCATGGCCTCCTTGCGTTTCTTGTCCAGATTCCGCAAAAGTGCCAACACCGCAGGATCCTGGCTGGTCGCTCTGTACTCACCGAAAGCTGTTTTTACGATTTTGCTGACCACCGTGTAGGCGATCCGCTGGCAGGGGTCACTCTCTTCCGTCCCCTCCGCCTGAAAGTACAGCGAAAACCAGTCCTCGATCGCTACGCGCATGGCTTTGCCGGTCTTGTCCCATGCGCCGAAAGCCTCCTCATAATTGTAGATACTCATTCCTGTCCTCCCCGATTGTAGATGCTGATCCGCTTACCAGCCCGGATGCCGGCCTGCAAGCCCTGTATGTAGGCTTTCAATTCCCGGTTCTGCTTGGTAAGCGTATCATTTTCCGCTTGCAGCCGCTTATTGTCCGCAAGCACCGTTTCTTTTGCCCACATGGGCAAAAAATGCTCAGTCAACCACTTTTTCATCCAAAACTCCTTTCATTTTTTCTTTTACCGCCGGATCTCTCCTAAGTACCGTGGCGCAAAAGTACCGGATATCGTCCATAGCGTGGTCATTTTCCTTGCAGGGCTTATCCTGCGCGCCGTTTTCCTCCCAGCGGTAAAGGCCGAATTCCCGAACAGAGTCTTTGCAAGCGGTTGAAAACTGCAACACACCGGCGCGGAGCAAGCCGGAAACCAGCCGGATGCCTGACAGCACCTCGTTCCTTGCCTTGCGAACAGAAAACCGCCCATGGGCGCGGATGGTAGCAATAAAAGAAGCCGCCGAAGGGTCTACGATCACCTGCTCGATCGCCAAATCCCCCGCCAGCTTGACGATTTCCCTGTAATATTCCTCATCCGTA